GAATACAATATTATAAGGAGAAAAATTATGGCAATAGCACAAGCAGTAGCAAATTCTTTTAAGAAAGAAATCTTAGAAGGTATACATGATCTAGAATCAGGAGGTGATGTATTTAAATTAGCACTTTACACAAGTGCAGCGAACTTATCAGCAGCAACAACATCTTTTACTACAGGAAGTGAAGTAGCAAACACAGGTCAATACACTTCAGGCGGAGGAGTATTAACTGGACAATCTACTTCCTTAGACACTGGAGTGGCAATTGTTGATTTCGCAGAATTATCATTCACTGGAGTAACACTTACAGCAAGAGGTGCATTAATTTATAATACATCTGAATCAAATAAAGCTGTAGCTGTCCTTGATTTTGGTGGAGACAAAACTGCAACAGCGGGAACTTTTACAATTCAGTTTCCAACGTTTAATTCAACAAACGCAATATTAAGAATTAGTTAAGGAGGTTGTATGGCTCTTGTCTTAAATGATAGAGTTAAAGAAACAAGCACCTCTACTGGAACTGGAACGATTAATTTAGCAGGTGCCGCACAAGATTTTATTGGGTTCGTAGCAGGAATTGGTACGACTAATAAAACTTATTATTGCATTCAAAATACTGGTCAAGATGAATTTGAAGTTGGTATTGGCGTAGTTACAGATGCAAGTCCTGACACTTTATCAAGAGACACAGTTATATCATCTACTAATTCAAATAACCTTGTTGATTTTTCAGCTGGAACTAAAGAAGTGTTTTGTACAATTCCACATACAAAAACTATTTCACCTGGCATGGATGCAACAAAATATGTTGTTACACATAATTCAACTTTATCTGAAGATCAAACTTTAGATTCTGGAGTGCTTGCAGGACCAGTTACAATCACTGGTACACAAACAATAACAGGAACATTGGTAATAGTTTAATGAGTAAAATACAAGTAAATACAATTGAACCACAATGCGGAACTAATTTAACATTAGGTGCAAATAACGACACAGTTAGTTTAGGCACTGGTGCAGGATTTACTGGTGGTATTGATGCTGTAAAGTGGGAAACAACTCCTCAAACAGGTAATTTTCAAGCTACAGCTGGAAGAGGTTACTTTATGAATACTACTAGTGGAGGACTACAACTCACTACACCTGCATCACCAAGTGCAGGAGATATTTTTGCTATAGCAGATTATGCAAGAACTTTTGCTGATAATAATTTAACGATAGTACCACACGCTAGTGCTAAAATTGGAGGAAAAGCTGCAAATGCAGTATTAGATGTAAGTGGTCAAGCTGCAACATTTGTTTATATTGATGCAACACAAGGTTGGATTAACGTACAGAACGCAGAAAATACTGAAACAGGAGCAGCATTTGTAGCAGCAACAGGAGGAACAATTACTTGTTCAGGAAATTTTAAAATTCATACTTTCACAGGACCAGGGACTTTTACTGTCACTTGTGCTGGTAATACTGGAGGATCAAATACTGTAGATTATTTAGTTGTTGCTGGTGGTGGATCAGGTGGAGCTGCCAATGGCGGTGGCGGTGGAGGTGGAGCCGGAGGATTAAGATACTCAGCCTCTACTTATTGTACACCTGCACCTGCACCTAGTGCAGGCAGTGTAGTTCCTGTAACAGCAACAGCTTTTCCTATCACAGTAGGTGCAGGAGGCACAGCTGCTGTCGTACCCGGACCAGGCACATGTAATGAATATCAAAGAGGTAATGCAGGTTCAGTTTCAACATTTTCTACTATCACATCAGCAGGTGGTGGCGGTGGTGGAGGTGGTTTTTGTAACTCAAATGGTCCAGGTAATTCAGGAGGATCTGGCGGTGGTGGTGGAAAAGGTGGTCCAGGACAACCTACTGAATCAGTAGGAGGGAGTGGTAATACTCCTAGTGTAAACCCGCCACAAGGAAATGATGGTGGCACAGGTGGTGCTCCTTCTCCTAATCCAGCAGGTAATGCTAATACTGGTGGTGGAGGTGGTGGAGCAGGTGCAGTTGGTGGTAGTGCTGGTCCTGGAAGAGTTGGTGGTGATGGTGGAAATGGTTTAGTAATTTCAATAAATGGTTCTTGTACTGCTTATGCAGGTGGAGGTGGCGGACAATCTGAAGGTCAACCAGCACCAGCACAAGGATCAGGTGGATCAGGAGGTGGTGGAAGTTCAGCACAAACTGGTTCAAATGGTAATGCAGGTTCAGCAAATACTGGAGGTGGTGGTGGAGGTATAGATTCAAATCCAAATCCTGTCAGTAGTGGTGCAGGTGGTTCAGGTATAGTAATAATAAGGTATAGATATCAATAATTATGAGTGAAGTAAAAGTAAATAAATTAACACCAAGAACAAATTGTGGAACGGTTACATTAGGAGATAGTGGAGATACATTTACAATTCCAAGTGGTGTAACAATAACAAACAATGGAACTGCAAATGGTTTTGGAGCAACAGGTGCTGTTAATTGGCAAACAACAGTTAAAACATCAGGTTTTACAGCAACAGCTGGTGAAGGGTATTTTATAGACACATCTAGTGGAGCGATATCTGTTAATCTACCTGCAGGAACTGCAGGAGCAGTTGTTGGATTTAAAGATTATGCAAATACTTTTGATACCGCTAGTTTAACACTTGTTCAAAATGGTTCAGATAAAATTGGTGGGTCAACAGATAATTCAATTTTAAGTCAAGAAGGACTTGCTGTAACATTAGTTTTTGTAGATGCAACAAAAGGTTGGTTAGTAACAGATTCAGGCTTACAATCAGAAGCTCCGGGACCGCAATTTGTAACAGCTACAGGTGGAACTATAACAACTGTTTGTACAAATTTTAAAGTTCACACTTTTACAGGTCCAGGAACATTTACTGTGACTTGTGCTGGTAATCCAACAGGGTCATCGACAGTAGATTATTTAGTAGTAGGAGGTGGATCTGCAGGAGGTTTTGATAGAGGCGGTGGTGGAGGAGCTGGTGGTTATAGAGAATCTCCAGGAACAGCTTCAGGTAGTTATGCAGCGTCTCCATTAGGAGCAGCCCCTGCAGTAGCTTTACCGGTATCAGCGCAAGGTTATCCAATAACTGTAGGTGCAGGTGGAGCTGTTTCTAATTCAGGGTGTACTTCTCTTTCCCCTGGAGGCCTTTCAACTTTTTCAACTATTACATCAGCAGGTGGTGGTGCTGCAGGAAATCCTGGAGGTTCAAATCAGGACGGATCACCTGGAGGTTCAGGTGGGGGATCTAGAGATGGAAATCATACTGGAGGAAATGGAAATTCACCTCCTACAAATCCACCACAAGGAAACCCTGGAGGTAGTAGTGCTAGTAATCACTCTGGCCCTGGAGGTGGCGGTGGTGGGGCTACGGCAGCTGGTCAAGATGGATCAGGTAATCCTAACCCATCTAATTTTGGTGATGGTGGGGCAGGTGCAACATCTTCAATTAATGGAACTCCAACTGCAAGAGCTGGTGGTGGAGGATCAGGTGGTGGGGGAAGTTTCCCTTCAGGTGGAACTGGTGGAACAGGTGGTGGAGGTAATGGAGCAAACAATGGTTCTGGAACTCCAAATGCTTCTACTGCAGGAACAGCCAATACAGGCGGTGGAGGTGGTGCTGGTAATGGTAATAGTTCTACTGGTAATAATACTGGTTCAACAGGTGGGTCTGGAGTAGTAATAATAAGGTATAAATTTCAATAATTATGAGTAGTAAAATAAAAGTAGATAATATAGCAGATCAAGGCAATAACAACATGTTAGTTAAGTGTGGAAGCACACTTACTATTGGTGCTACAGGGAATACAGTCACTTTAGCATCAGGTGCATCACAATCAGGTTTTGGAAGATCAGGTAGTGTAGATTGGCAAACAACACCAAAAACTGCAAACTTTACAGCAGCTAACGGAGAGGGTTATTTTATAAATTCCGGAAGTGCATTAACTATGAACTTACCAGCAGGTTCTGCTGGAGCTATTGTTGCAATTTCTGATTACGCAAGAAATTTTGCAACACATAATTTTACAATAAGTCCAAATGGTTCAGAAAAAATTGGTGGTGAAGCATCTAGCGCATCATTAAATGTTAACGGACAAGCCGCTACATTTGTTTATGTAGATAGCACAAAAGGTTGGGTAAATGTTCAAAACGCAGAGGATACTGAAACAGGAACTTCACCATATCCTGTAGCTAGTGGTGGAACTGAATCAACTTGTGGTGATTGGAAAATACATAAATTTACCAGTCCAGGAACATTTACTGTGTCAGGCGCAGGATTATCAGGATCTTGTGCATGGAATAAACTTGATTATTTTGTTGTAGCAGGTGGTGGTGGAGGATCTGTTGCTTGTGGTGGTGGCGGAGGTGGAGCTGGTGGATTCAGAGAATCTAGACCAAGTAGCCCCGTTCCAGAAACATGGACAGCAAGTCCGTTAGTAAATACTTCAGGAACTTTATGTGCATCAGTTGGTTCTTTTCCTGTAACAGTTGGATCCGGTGGGGCAGGTGGAGCAGGAGGATCTTTTTATCCGACATTTCCCGATGCTTCGAAAGGATCTAAAGGATCGGATTCAATTTTTTCAAGTATAACTTCAACAGGTGGTGGAGAAGGCGCAGCGGCACAAGGTCCATCCTTTGATGAAACAGGATTCCCAGGAGGATCTGGTGGTGGTGGAGGACATGGTAATGGAGCAGGTGGTACAGGAAATACTCCTTCGGTTAGTCCCCCACAAGGTACTAATGGAAACACAAGTAGGCCAGGGCCATCAGGTCAAAACCCTTCAGCACCTGGTGATGCTTCAGGTGGAGGTGGTGGTGCAGGAGGTGGTGGTGTGACTTCAGGTGCCCCTACAATGTTAGGAGGAGCTGGAGTTACAAGTAATTTTTCAGGAGCACCTGTTGCATATGCAGGTGGAGGTGGTGGCACAAATAGAGATGGTGGAAGTGGACCATGCACTGCTGGAGGTACAGGTGGTGGTGGACCAGGTGGACATGGACCAAGACCAAGTCCTATCACACAAGCTGGTGGTGTAGATGCTACTGCTAATACTGGTGGTGGAGGCGGTGGAGCTACTGCTACAAATACTGCTGGTTCGTGTAGACCTTTTGGTGATGGAGGTAATGGAGGATCTGGAATAGTAATAATAAGATATAAATATCAAAATTAAGATGTATTTACTGATCGTCTTAAATAATATATAATAGGAGATAATTATGGCACACTTTGCAAAACTAGGAGCTAACGGAAAAGTTATTCAAGTGTTAACACTTGATAACAAAGATATGTTAAACGCTGATGGTGTTGAAGATGAATCAGTAGGTCAACAATATTTAGAAACACATAATAATTGGCCTGCACAAATGTGGATTCAAACTTCATATAATACGTCAGCTAATAAACATAAATTAGGTGGAACACCTTTTAGAGGTAATTACGCAGGTATTGGTTTTACATGGGATGAGGATAATCAAATATTTTTTCCAAAAAAACCTCATGCTTCTTGGGTAAAAGATGTTGAAAATGCAAATTGGAAATCACCAATAGGTGATGCACCAGCACTCACTGAGGAACAAATTTCTCAAAACGAAGCAGATACTCATGAGTGGACTTACATTTGGAATGAAACGAATCAATCTTGGGATTTGACAGATACTAAAGCATAAATTAATAATTTAGGTGGTATGCAAAAAAAGATTTTATCTGAACAGGCACTATATTATGGTGATGTGGCAATGCCAAAAGATTGGGATATTGACCGAGAAAAATTAAAACAAGATATTTTAAAATCAAACATTACAGATTCACCTTTTCCATTTTCAAAAACTTGGGACATGTTAAATACATATGTTCGAGAACATGTGGGTGTAGAATATATAATTAATTTAATTAATAAAGAAACGTGGGGTAATATGTATAAACCCAACGAAACTACAATTCCATTGCTTAATATTGATCCAGTAGATTTAAGAAATTCACCTGATTTTACACTATTATATGGTGTAAATGTTAAAGATTGCATGGTAAAAATATACTATGAGGACAATAGACGTAAGGGTAGAAGTTGGGACATACCACTAGAAAATAATAAATTTATTATGTTTCCATCTACCAATATGTATTACTTAACCAATAATCAAAAGGATAGTTTAAATTTTGTTCAAACTATAACGTATGAATATATCTAATTATTATTGGTATTTTAGTGCTGCACTAACACCAAAGTTTTGTGATGAGGTAATAAAGTACGCTAATTCACAAAAAGAAGTTATGGCTAGAACAGGTGGTTTTGGTGATAAAAAATTAAATAAACAAGAAGTATTAGATTTAAAAAGAAAAAGAAATTCTGATCTTGTTTGGTTAAATGATACTTGGATATATAAAGAATTACATCCGTATGTGCACACAGCAAATAAAAATGCAGGTTGGAATTTTGATTGGGAGAGATCTGAATCTTGTCAGTTTACAAAATATAAATTAAATCAATATTACGATTGGCATTGTGATGGTTGGGATAAACCTTATGATAAACCTAATGATCCTGAACATGGAAAAATAAGAAAATTATCTATGACTTGTCAATTAACAGATGGATCGGAATATAAAGGTGGTGAATTAGAATTTGATTTTAGAAACTATGATCCTCACATGAGGGATGAATCGAAACATAGAATACAATGTAAAGAAATATTACCAAAAGGATCAATTATTGTGTTTCCTAGTTTTGTGTGGCATAGAGTAAAACCAGTAACATCAGGCACAAGATATAGTTTAGTGGTATGGCATTTAGGGAGCCCGTTTAGATAATGTTTATCAATACTTACTTTCCAACTGTAATATGGACAGAGAATAAACCAGAGTTTGTAAAATCTTTAAACAAAGCATCTAACAAATATATTAACGATGCCCGTAAAAGGGAAAAAAAATATATAAAAAAATATGGTGACTTTGGAAGATCATATCATTCAACACCACTTACAGCTGATAATGATTTTTTAGATTTTAGGAATTATATTGGTCAAAAGTCTTGGGAATATCTAGATCATCAAGGTTATGACATGTCTCAATATCAAACTATGTTTAGTGAGATATGGGTGCAAGAGTTTGCAAAAAAAGGTGGTGGTCATCATTCAGCACATATTCATTGGAACCAACACGTATCAGGTTTCTATTTTTTAAAATGCAGTGATAAAACTTCTTATCCTATTTTTCACGAACCTAAAACAGGAGCACGAACAACAAAATTAAAAATGAAATCAAAGTTAAATGGTATTTGGCCTGGTCATGAACAATTTCATATTAAACCAAAACCAGGATTGCTGGTTATATTTCCTGGCTATTTAGAACACGAGTTTGCAGTGGATCATGGTAATGAACCTTTTAGATTTATACACTGGAATTTACAGGCAGTACCAAAAGAAATGGCTAGAGATGTCGTTTAAAAAAAATAAATATACAGTTATCAAACAAGCAATATCAAAAGATTTAGCAACCTTTATTGCAAACTATTTTAGGATGCAAAAACAAGTCTATGATACTTGTAGATCACAAAGATATTTTTCACCTTTCGAAACTATTATTGGATATTACGAAGGAGAAAATGAACAAATACCAAATACTTATTCTCAATATGCTAATATGGCTATGGAGACTTTGTTGCTTAAATGTCAACCAGATATGGAAAAAGCAACAGAACTTAAATTATATCCAGCATATACATACGCAAGAATTTATAAAAAAGGGGATGTATTAAAAAGACATAAAGATAGATTTAGTTGTGAGATATCTACCACTATGAATTTAGGTGGCGATGATTGGCCAATATATTTAAGCCCTAGTGAGAATGTAGGTGCACCAAATGGTAAGGATATTACAGCAGTAAGTAAAGCAAAAGGAATTAAAGTAGACTTAAAACCTGGTGATATGTTGGTCTATAGAGGTGTTGAATTAGAACACTGGAGAGAAAAATTTAAAGGAAAAGAATGTGTTCAAGTATTTTTGCACTATAATAATAAAAAAACACCAGGTTCCAAATATAATATGTTTGATAAACGTCCTCATCTAGGTCTTCCTTCATGGTTTAAGAAATGATATAATTTCATAGTGTGAGGGGTTTTACCACCTAATCACCAACCCCTCGCACTTAATGGAGATATATGTTAGGAATTACAGCTATTGCACAATCACCAATTGCCTCATTAGGAGGAACTAACGCATCAGTTGCAGTTTCTGGTATACAACTAACAACTGCGGTAGGTTCAGTTTCTATTACTGCAATTCAAAATCCAACAATTCAATTAACAGGTGTTACAGCTTCTACAACTCTTGGTGCAATACAGGTAGATCCTGATGTAATTGCAACTGGCCAAAATTTAACAATGAATATTGGTCCGTATTCTATTCAAGCTGATGCCACTGGAGTTATCTTACAAGGTGAAAATGAATTAGAAACTTCAGTTGGTACATTAAGTGTAACTGCAGATGGGTTAGCAACTCCTTCAGGTGTAACAGCAACAGCAGCAGTTGGCACAGCGGATGCTACTTTTACGGTAGATGTGACTGGTGTGAGCTTAACAGCTTCAGCAGGTGCATTGTCTATGACTGGTGACGCTAATATAAGTTTAACTACTAATTTACTTACAATATCTGATGGTGAAGAAGATGTATCTATAGATGTTACAGCTTCAGTATCAGGATTTAATTTAACTACTGCTATCAATTCAGTTACAGTGGATCTCGACACTCCTGTGGATTTAACAGGTCAACAATTAACAATAAGTGAAGGAAATACAGGAACTATTGCATGGTCTAATGTAGATCCAAATGTAAGCAACGTTTGGGTTGAAGTTGATATTGCAGCATAATAGGATTATAATACAAATATGGCATCTACATTTTCAACAGATTTAAAATTAGAACTCATGGCTACCGGTGAAAACGCTGGTACATGGGGCACAAAAACAAATACAAATTTAAATTTAGTTCAACAAGCTATTGCAGGTTATGAGTCAATTAATGTAACTACTACTTCCATTGGTCTTACAATGGATGATGGATCTATTTCACAAGCTAGAAACATGGTTTTAGCTTTTGGTGGATCGTTGACTGGTGCAACAAGTGTTACAGTACCTAATTCAATTGAAAAAATGTATATTCTTGATGATAGTACAACGCATAATACAAGTACAATAACTTTTAAAACTGCTAGTGGCACGGGTTTTGCTATGGATGAAGGCAAAAGACATTTAGCTTATTCTGATGGAACAAACATTAATAGAATAGATTTAAGCACATTAGGTGGATTAATTGCAACTGCTTCTCTCTCAGATAATTCTGTGACGACTGCAAAAATATCAGACAATCAAATAACTACAGCAAAGATATCAGACAACCAAATTGTGACAGCAAAGATTTCTGATGGTGTTATCTCAACTGTAAAAATTACTAACAACGCAATCACTGCAGATAAACTTGAAAGAAAATTTACAATCACCACTAATGTAACTCCTGCAGGAGGATCTGATGGAGATCTTTGGTTCGTATACGCATAGAGGTTTAAATGGCTGAGTCGTATGTTAGAAACTCAAGTGGCTTTCAACAAGCAAATCAAATATTTGTAAATGTAAGTGGCACTTATCAAGAAGTTAACGAAGCTTATGCAAATGTAGGTGGCACGTATCAATTGGTATTTAGTGCTTTTGAAGCAACATCTTTCGTTACATTATCTACAGGGTCTGGCACATTTGTTGCGCCAAACAACTCTAACGCTATCCATATACAAGCTGCTGTGGGTGGTGGCGGTGGTGCAGTTGGTGGAGCTGATTATGATAAAGCAGGTGGAGAGTCAGCAGGAGCTGGTGGTGGTTCAGGTGCATACATATCAGATAAAATATTTTCTATAACTGAAGGTGAAACAATGACTTATTCTATTGGTTCATCTGGTTCAGGAGCAGGTAAAGGATTTAGTATAAGTGCAGGTAGTGGAACATCAACAACTTTATCAGGATCTAGTGCAGGATCTTTATTTACATTAGGTGGTGGTGGTGGATCTTCAGGCACAGGAGGTGGTGTACAAGGGCCTCTTAGAACAAATACCGCAGGAACACCTGGATCTGCTACTGTTAGCTCAAGTGTTAGCACGGGAACTTTTAGAGATTCTGATGGTGTAACTAAAAATGTGAATACAAATACATCGGGACCTGCAGGAACATTTAATGATAGTGGTAATGGTGCAACTGGAAGTATATCCGGATCAGGAAATTGTGGAGGAGACAATTGTAGAATAAGTGGATTTGCTGGAGCTGATTCGTATGATGGTGGAATTACTGGAGGTGCAGGAGGTTCATCTAGTGGATCAGGAACAAACGGCACGCCAGGTACAAGAGGTTCAGGCGGTGGTGGTGGAGCTGCACAAGTAAGTGGTGGATCTACAAGCGGTGCTGCAGGTGGTAATGGAGAAATTGTTTATAGATTTTTACGTATACTTTAGTATAGTTTCTTAATGACAAACATTAGCAAATGGTTTGGCTATC